TCTTTAGGTGCAGGCCGGAGCGGGGTTCAGGAGAGGCTCTGCTGTTTAAAGCGATGAAGAGCTATCGGTCGAGTTCGCTGTAATTCAAATCGAGCCCCCGCAACCAAATTTTTCCTGCGAAATATCAAAGACTTAGGCCGCCCTCGGGGCGGCTTTTGCGTGTCGCGTCGTGTTGCAAGCCCGTCCCGAACACTCCCCAAAGATTCCAAAGGCTTACGTCCAGCCCCGATTCCTCCGTGCAACACGGATGCGACACGGGACAGCGCTGATGTTCGCGGGGCGTTCACACCGTCCCGGGCTAGTGTGCGAGGAGTTGGCCTGCCATAGTCGCGAGCAAGATAGTTGCTCCGAGTGGTGATATGCCGATTCCAGATTTCCAGACCTTGATGCTTCCCGTCCTCCGCCTTGCCGATGCGGGTGAGATCAAGGTCGCGGATGCCGTGGGTCGGGTTGCCGATGAATTCGCCCTTACCGATCATGAGCGCGAGGAGCTGCTGCCCAGTGGCCGCCAAGCGAAGATCGCGAACCGCGTCCACTGGTCGGTCACCTACCTCGTGAAGTCCGGCCTCGTAGAGCGCCCGCGGCGTGGCTACTTCGCAATCACGCCCAAGGGTAAATCGGTCCTGTCGAGCCCGCCCGAACGGATCGACATCGCGTTCCTCTCACAGTTCGACGGCTTCGACGAGTTCCGGACCAAGGCCAATGAGGATCACTCGGCCGAAGTCGAACCGACGCAGGATCTTGCCGCCGGGACCCCAGAGGAACGGGTGGAGGCAGCATTCGAGGATCTGAACGCCGCGCTACGGGAAGAACTGCTCGAACGCATCTTGGTGATGCATCCGACCGCGTTCGAGAAGCTGATCGTCGATCTCATGCTCGGGATGGGCTACGGCGCAAATGGATCGGGCGAGCGGCTCGGCCGCACGAGTGACGGCGGGATCGATGGCGTGATCAACGAGGATGTGCTCGGCCTCGACATCATCCACCTCCAGGCCAAGCGCTATGCGACCGGCAACAGCATCGGCGTGGAGAAGATCCGCGAGTTCGCCGGGGCGTTGGACGAACGCGGCGCCACGAAGGGCGTGTTCGTGACCACCAGCCACTTCGCGCCGGCCGCGATCCAGTATGCGCAGCGCAGCCCGAAACGCCTGATCCTGATTGACGGAGAAGAACTGACCCGGCTGCTGGTGAAATACGGCGTGGCGGTTCGGGGCTACCGCATCCTCGAACTGAAGAAGGTCGACACGGACTACTTCGACGAGGCCGAGGGCTGACCCGGCTCCAGCTGCGCCAGTGCCTGTTGCAGGAGCAGAACGGCATCCGCGACAGTGCCGACATGGCCCCAGTGAACATCATCGGGGGAAACGCAGAAATGGTCGGCCGACAGGGCAGCAAGCCTCTCCAGCAAGCCGTCGAACTCGGCCTTCCTGCTGATGAAAGCGCTCACCGCCCTATCGTTCTCGTCTTGGCTCATTGGGCGCTCCTCGCTGGGTCGTCGCGACGCAGCGATCCATAGGTGCGCGGCGAAAGCGAGCAGTTGCAGCGGCTTGGCCGATCCTTAGGCCGCCGCCGTCGCCACGCCATCCAGCCGCACCGCGACGCTGATGACGCCGTTCCCGGCCGCCTCGACCGCGGTGCCGATGGGAAACCGCCCCGCCGCCGGGGTGGTCACTTCCTTCGCCGTGTTGTCCCACGCCACGCGCGCGCCGACCGTGAGCACCGCCGCGCTGGCCTTCGGCAGCTGGAACACGCCGGTGGTGGAGAGCTCGACCGGGTCGCCCTCGGCCGAGGAATAGGCGGCGATGCCGAAGATGCTGCCCACGATCAGCGCGTCGCCCGAGGCGATGCCGCCCGCGGGCGTGGTGACGCGGACGATGTGGCCGTTCTGCAGGTAGTTCTTCATCTCAGAGACCTTTCGAGGATTGGATGCGGACGGCGGAGACGCGCCCGTCGCCCCCGCGATCTGCCGGTTGAGGTCCGCGAGCGCGGCGGCCATCTCGCCGTCGCTCGCGTAGGTGATGCGCTTTCCGTCGTATTCGACGGTGCGGACGCCCCGATAGCGCGCGGCCATCAGGGCGTCGCGCCAGGCGGTGAGCTGGGCGAGGTCGGCCATGCGTTCATGAACCAGCCGCGATGGTCGATGAACCCGGCCCCGAAATCCAGGATCACCCGGATCTCCACCTTGTCCACGTCCCACCCCGAGCGGCTCTCGACCTGCGGGCCCTCGGCACCCGAGAGATAGGCGAACTCCAGCCCGTCGATCTCGCCGGGATCGGCAGTGACGTACCAGCGGGTCGCGCTCGACAGGCGCGGTTCGACCACCAGCGACAGCGATCCCGAGAACGGGTTCACGTCTGCCGCGGTGGCGGGCGCGATGCTGGCCAGCCATTTCTCGGCGGTGGTCTCAAGCGCGGGCGGCACCAGGAGGTTGCGCGGCGTCACGCGGATCGTGCGGTCCTCGATGCCCTTCTGCGTCCTGAGCGCCAGCCGGGCCGCCGAGAGCGTCGCGTCGGAGATCACAGCACCTGTGCCCGCCTTGTTGCCGTGATCGGCATGGAACAGGGTCTTGCCGTCCGACATGGTGGGACCGTTGCCGCTGCCGGCCTCGAGGAGGGTGACGAGGATGCGCGCCTCGGTCTCGGCCGCGGCCTGACCCATGCGGCGGGCGAGGTCGGAGAAGGCGCCGAGATCGTCGTTCACCAGCACCTGCCGGGTGATGCCGATCTTCCGCGCCCAGGTCTCGACCTTGTAGGCCTCGCGCGCCTCGGCCATGGTGCCGGTCTTGATCTCGCCATGCTCGTTCAGCTTCTCCAGTAGCGGCGCCTCGCCCAGCATGATCTTGTTCACCGCGCGGAAATCCCGCGCCGTGGTCTGGCGCCCGAGGCGGCGGATGCCGGAAGGCGCGGCTTGGTAGGCGTCTCGCAGCACGCGGCCAACCGTGTCCCCGAGGATGATCGGGAAGTCGGAGGTGGTGTGCAGCGCCCGGGTGACGAGGCTCGCGGGCGACAGGGCCATGGTGGACTCGCCGCGCAGGGTCAGAAGCTCCTTAGCCATGTCCACAGGCCTGGAATAGGCGTAGCGCCGGGCGGGCTCGCTCAGCTCGTGACGCGGGTTGATCCGGGCGTAGAGCGCCTCGCCCATCTGCCGGGCGCGCAGGGCCGGATCGTCCTGGCTCTCGCCCATCTCGACGCGGACCTGCTCGGTGCGGATCGGCGGCGCGGATCGCTTCGCCAGCGCCTCGAAGGCCGCGCGGCGCGCGGTGTCGGGATCGGCGCCTCCGTCAATCTGGCCGTCGATCCAGGACTGGTCCAGCCCGGCGATGCGGGCGATGGAGCGGATCTCGGCGTTCGCCTCGGCGCGGGTCTCCGTTTGCGCCTCAGGCGAGGCCGGGGTGGTGGTCGTGTCTGTCATCTCCATCTCCATGCGAATGTGGGCGCCGGGGTCGGCGGGCGTCGGCACCAGGGAAATCTCGTGGGGTGTCCAGCGGACGGCGGTCAGCACGCGCGCGCCGTTCTCGGTGGTCTCGGACCAGTCCTCGACCGAGTAGCCGACCGAGACGTGCCGCAGGATGCCCGCAAGTACGTCCTGCCAGACTGGCTCCACTTCCGGCCGGGCCGAGAACTGGATGAGCGCGGCGCCGCGCTTGCCGTCGACGGCGGCGCTGCGGACGGAGCCGAGCACGTCACGCACGGCCGTCTGGCGGTGTGCATCAAGGACGCTGGCGCCTTCGAGGCGCGACAGGTCCACGGCTTGCGGATCGAGGCTCAGCCGCTCGATGTACTGGCCCGCCATGTCGCGGCGGCGCACGGGCGCGCCAGTCGACCAGACCACCTCGACGGTGCGGCCTTCCGGATCGGCCGTTGCGGGCGCCAGCGTCGCGCGGCGGCTCAGAAGGCAAACCTTGTCATTCCCGACGTTTGAGCGCGTCGGAGCCGGAGTGGTCGCTGTGTCAGCCATCGGCGGCCTCCTTCTGCTGCGGCGCTGCCGTCAGGCCGAAGGCGAGCCCGAGGCCCTCCGCGCGCTCGCGTTCGGCGGCGATCTCGGCATCCACCTGTTCGGCGTCGTAGCCGCGCTCGGAGATCGCCTGGGACCGGCTCTTGAGCCCCGCGCCGATCGCCATGATCTCGGCCTGCACGTCCTTCATCGGATCGACGTAGTCGAACTTCGGCGGCAGCCATTCGCAGCCGAGGTAAGCCTCGGGGTTCCGGTCGAAGTCCCGCGCGGGCAGCTCGCCCGTGAGCACCGCCAGCCGCACGAACCGCTCCCAGACCGGACGGCAGAACAGGTGAACGACCACGTTGTGCTGCAGCTGTTCGACCCGGCGGCGGAACTCGATCAGCCCGGCGCGGATCGAGGAATAGGTGACGCCCTCCAGGTCGCCCGACACAAGCTCGTAGGGCAGGCCGAGCCCAGCCGCGACGGCGCGGAGGTGGTTCTTGACGAAGGGCGCGTAGGCGTCGTGCTCGGTCGGGTTCGAGAAGCGGATGTCGGTGCCGGGCGGCAGCGGGATCAGACTGCCGGGCTCCATGCCCACCGTCAGCGCGCCGCCGGTGCTGGTGCCGGAAAGCCCGCCCGCCGTGCCGTCGGGACCGGTGATGAAGCCGGTGAACAGCGCCGCGACCTTGGCCTTCACCAGGGCCGCATCCTCGAACTGGTCGAGCTCGTGCAGCCGCAGCAGCACCGGCGCGAGCCAGGTGATCCCGCGCAGCTGGCCAGCCGCGAGCGGCTTGAACAGGTGCAGGCAATCGGCGGCGGGGACGCGGATCGGGTCCATGCGGAGAGACCCCAGCGGATCGCCCGGGCGGGAGGACAAGACCCGGTATGCGACCCGGCGACCGGCGGCATCGAACTCGATGCCCGCGCGGATCCGCGCCCCGCCGCCGATCTCGCGGTGCAGGTCCAGCGGAACCTGCTCGCGATCCAGTAGCTCAAGATGGAGGGGGATGGTGGCGGTGTCGCTGGCCACGCGGAGCCGGGCGAAGCTCTCGCCGCTCTCGACCATCGCGCGCACCGCCATGGCCTGCAGCCCGTAGAAATCCACCAGACCGTCCGGGGCGGCATGATCGGTCCAGCGCAGCCAGAGCGCCTGGAGCCGCTCGCGCACCGCCCGGTCGGGATGGGTGGACTGCGGCTTGATCCCGGCTCCGCCGACATTGCCGACCAGGCTGTCCACCGCCGGCGCGACCCACGGGTTGTTCTGCGCATACCACCCGGCCCGCCGCGCCGCCGTGGTCGCGCCCGCCAGGATTGCCGCGTTCAGCCCGTCGACCGTCCGCGCCCCCTCCCAACGCCGTCCGCCACCCGCAGCGTCGAAGCCGCGAGCGCGCGCGAGGCCGAGAAGGCGATGGAGGAAGGTCCGCATGGGCGACAGAATCGCCTGAAACTGACCCTCAAGCTATTGGGAACGTTTGGGAAAGCCGTGGGTCGTCCGTCACGCCCTGAGTGCATCAAGGAACTTCATGACGATCCGGTACGCTGGCTCATATTGAGCAAAAGCCTGTTCATGCGGCTGCAGTTCGCCGTGCAGCAGGGCATTTCGCATCGCGTAGATCACTTCGATGATTGCGAAGAATAGCTGCTCGTCCGTGCAACGAAACTCGACATCGCCGGCAATGATGCGCGGGGTATCTCCGACAAAAAGGTTCGACATCGGTCGCGGATCGCATCGGCGGAACAAGCCGAGCAGCATCGCCCGCTGTGCTGCTGTGATGCCGCCGTATTGCGGATGTCCTTGGAGGCCGTCGATATCGAATGTGTCCAGTTCGATGTCGGCTCGAACGCCACCATTTGCCGCCGACGTCACCGTGCACTTCCATCGACCACCAGCGATCTTCTCGACTCGGTATCGGAGGCCATAGCTGTCTTGTGTCTGGGGAAGATTCGGGCCTCTGCCGAGGCAAACAGCGCGAAACGAGATGCGTTCCAGAATCTCCTCACGCGCGACCTCGATCTGGAAATTGTCGAGCGCGACGTGCAAGTCTCGGACCAGGAGCTTGAATTTCTGCGCGCGTTCATCGTCCGGGAGGACGTTTCCGTGGCCGTCGGTCTGAGCGGGGCGAAGCAGCGGAATGATCGTGCTGCGAACGGGGTTTGCGTTCTTTTTAACGTAGCGAAGCCCCTCGAAATCTCGCCTGCTCCCCGACGCATAACGGAACCATGCGTTGAAGGCCGCCCAGCCCTTCACGAACGGGCCGATGTAATCGATCTTCGCTCGCTCGTACCACAGGCGGGCGCTCTCCGGCAGGTTTGGCACGTCTCAGGACTCCTGCTCGTCGAGCCATCTTCCCAAGGCTCTCCGCCGGCTCCAGACGCCGGGCATCACCGCCGTCGCCGGGATCATCTCGGTCCTCGCCAGTCCCACTGGCGTTCCGGTGATGGCGAGCGACACACCCGCGGCGGGCAGCCGCCGGGCGAGGGCGAAGGCGGCGGCGCCTCCGGCAACCGCCAGCCCCTCTGTCGCGGCCGTCACGCGGCGCCCGGCGCGGTGAAATGCGTCCCTGCCGTGCGCCGCCACCGAGCCGCCCTGCGCGCTCAGGCGGCGGCTGACGCGAAAACCCGAGGGAGCACCATCGATGTCGATGAAGCCGTCGCCGGCGGGCAGCCGAAGTTCGGCTGAAACCGTCAGCGCCGCCGCCTGGCCCACCGCCGAGAGAGCGCCGAGCCGAGCGGTGACGCGGAGGTCCCGCCGGAGCAAGGCGGACTGTCCCGCATTCGCCACCGCGCCCGCTTCCGCCGCGAGTCGGAGACTGCGCCCGAAGGCGGCCGACTGCCCGGCCGTGGACAGCGCGCCCGCGGAGGCGGCGACGGTTGGTCCCGCAGAGGATCCGGGCGCCGCGCTCTTGTAGGGATGCTCGGCCGGCGGCAGCGCTGCCGTTCCCCACTTGTGCGCGAGGTAGCCCTCCAGCTTCTGCACGAGGAGCGCGCGGTCGCCTTCGCCAAGGCGCTGGCGCGGCGGTCGGTGCTCGCCTGGGAGGGCATCGGCGACGCCGACGGCAACGCGATCGACCCGAGCCCCGCGGCCATCGACGCGCTGCTCGACGCTTGGCCGATCTTCGAGACCTTCCAGCTGACCTATGTCTCGAAGGGCCTGCTTCTGGAACAGGAAAAAAACGCCTCCGCGCTTTCGCCGAATGGTCCTCCGGCGGGGGCGTGCGGTACTGCGAAGCATGCGCGCAAGCCTGCCCGGACTGCCCGGCGCGGCTGAACCGTCCGGAAACGCCGGAAAGTTGGCAGGTCTGGGATCTCGTCAGCCGGCTCGGCGGCCAGCTGCGTGTCCTGCCCGGCGCAGTGATCGGCTGGGACCTGCCGGCGGCGCTCGCGCTCGGTGACGCCCTCAGCGTGCCGCCACTCGCCATGGCCGAACCGCTGCCCGTCATCGAAGCGGTGATGGTCGCCAAGCTCAACGAACAGATGGATCACTCCCATGGCGGAAAAACGGGTTAGCGCCTCGACCCAGACGCTGGAGCGCGCGGGTGAGCTGGCCGGTGTCTCGATGTCGGGCATCGAGCAGGCGACCAAGGATCTGACGCGCCGTCTCAGCAAGGCGGCCGCAGGGACTGGCCCCGCCGCCGACGCGCTCGATAGGCTGGGGCTGTCCGCCACCGACCTGATTGCCCTGCCGCTGGACCAGCGTGTGGGCGCGATCAACGCGGCCATCGAGAACTTCGTGCCTGCCGCTGAACGCGCGGCGGTCGCGGGCCAGCTCTTCGGCGAGGAAGGCTCGATCGCCATGAGCCGGATCGACACCGCGACGCTGCGCCAGGCGACCGAGGACGTCCTCGCCTTCGGCGTTGTCGTGTCGGAGCAGGATGCCGACCAGATCGAGCGGACGAACGATGCGATCTCCCGGCTCGGCCTCATCTGGCGCGGGCTGTCGAACCAGCTGGCGGTCGCCGCGGCTCCGGCGCTGAAAGCCGTCGCCGACGCCATGGCGGCGGTGGCGAGCCGCACCGGCCCGCTGGGCATCGCAATCCGCGGCCTCTTCGACAACATCGGCCGCCTGACCACCTATGCCGCGACCTTCGCCGCCTTCCTCGCAGGCCGATGGGTGGCTGGCATGGCCGCCGCCGCGCTCTCGGTCCGTGGCCTCGCCACGGCGCTCGTCGTCCTGCGCGGGGCGCTGATCCGAACCGGCATCGGGGCGCTGATCGTCGGCGCGGGCGAGCTCGTCTACCAGTTCACCCGCCTCGTCTCCGGCGCGGGCGGCTTTGGCGAGGCCATGTCGCTCCTGAAGGACCTCGTAGTCGAGGTCTGGG